GATGAATCAACTAGAAAAGATGTTCTTTCGGGGGTTGGAGGAAAGTATAAAGCAGTCTTATCAACAAAACTTTTTGATGAAGGGATTAGTTGTCATAGGCTCGATACATTGTATCTTACTTGTCCTTCTAATAATCCTATTAAGCTTGAACAGCGAGTTGGTCGTATTATTCGTGAACACCCTGATAAGCAAGTCCCCATGATTGTAGATTGGTGGTTGGCTGGAGGGATTGTTGCTAGACAACAAACTAAGCGTCTTGAATGGTATAAACAACGTGGATATTATATACTTTAATTGGTACGAGTTGGTAGCAAAGGCAAGAAAAGATCAAGCGGCAATTCTTGTCTTGGCATTTGCACAAACTAAATTGTATAATGCTAGAACAACTAAAGGATTGATGAAAGCACTGAATATAAATCATATTCCAATGTTTTTATTTACTACTGGCTTATTGGAGCAGAAAAAAGATAGGCTAGTTTGCAACTACAAAACTACAGAACCAATGAGTTATTTTACTAATCCTTGGTTTTTGACTCATAATGTAGATATTACAAAGAAAACAGAATATCTACAGCTGTTATCTATGAGAAGAATTAGCGAAGCTCAAGACTATATCGCTAAGAATTATATTAGAAAAGATATACAAAACCCTTACATTGAAATTAAGGGCGATAAAATTTATTTTTTACCAGAGTCCTCGGTTTCGAGGAAATCCTACACTTAAGTTCTAACGAACAACAAAGGAGAAACTACAATGGTCGCATGGGATCAAGCCAAAGGTAAACAATCTTCTGGCTCAAATCAACGCAGAGAAATCCAAAGACTTACTATGGGTATTGGAGATACTAAAGTAAGACTTATAGGAGATGTCATGCCACGTTATTGCTATTGGGTAGTAACAAAAGAAGGTAAGAAGATGCCTATTGAATGTCTTCAATTTAGTCGTGAAACAGAGTCATTTGACAACGCTGCTCAAGACCCTTTCAAAGAAATCGATGAAGCTATCTATTCAGATAAGCCACAATTTTCATACGTCTGTAATGTAATTGATCGTTCAGATGGTCAAATTAAACTCTTCGATCTTCGTGCTACGATCTACTCTCAAATTGTAGATTATGCCACTAATCCTGACTATGGTAATCCTGCAGATGCTGCAAATGGGTATGATATTACCATTAAAAAAGAAAAAACAGGACCTCTTCCACAAAATGTGAAGTATTCAATCATTCCTGCACGAGGTAACTCACCTCTTACAGATGCAGAAAAAGAATTGGAACTTTTTGATCTCTCAAAAATCTATAAGCGTCAAACTTATGATGAGCAAAAAGAGTGGTTGCTACAAAATACTTCTTACTTCGCTGGAGATGTCTCTGATGAATTTAAGCCTGTAGAAGATGTGGATGATTTAGCATAATGAAAAAATCCTTAGCAGATCTTAAAAAATCTTCTGCTAACGGAGAAGAAGCACCGAAGGAGCGTTCTTTTGGTGCTTTTAAAACCGTTGACGGAAACCAAGCAACAATTGATCTAGAAAAACTCAGAGCACATAATATCTTTTTTGCTACCCCTTGTTATGGAGGAATGCTCACCGATCAGTTTTTCTTGTCAATGTTTCGTGCGTCTCAAACTCTAATGAGACATGGAATTAACTTTAGAGTTACAACTTTAAGAAATGAATCATTAATAACACGTGCAAGGAATATTCTAACAGCTATGTTTTTAGAATCAGACTGTACACATTTGTTATTTATTGATTCAGATATTGAGTTTGATGCAGACTCTATTCTAAGAGCCTTAGCCTATGATAAACCTATTATGGCAGCTGCCTACCCTAAAAAAGCACTTCCTGTTCAATACGCTATTAACTTTAAGTTTCAAGATATTGAGAAAAAACAAGTCCGAGTTGAGAATGGAGCTGTAGAAGTTCTAGACGCCTCAACAGGGTTTTTCTTAATAAAACGTGAAGTTTTTGAGAAAATGATGCAAGCCTACCCAGAACTTCATTATCGTAATGACTCTAATATCGATCCAAAGTTTAATAAGTACTGTTACGCTTTGTTCGATACTTGGTTAGATCCAGATGATAATCGATATCTTTCTGAAGATTACACTTTTTGTCGCCGCTGGCAAAAACTTGGTGGAGAAATTTGGTTAGATCCTAATACAAAACTAAACCATGTCGGAAGTTATACTTTCGAAGGTGATGTAGGAAAGATTATTGGAAGAGAATAAGATTTTACTAGTAGAAACTACTTTTAAAAATTATGAAGTAGAAATAGGGTGGGATATAACTATGAGATGTAATTATAGCTGTTCTTATTGTAATAGTTATGATAACAATCAACCCACCTATTTCAAATCCGTAGATGAGTACAAAAAAGCGATTTTGTATCTAAAAACATACCTGGATAATAAAAAAGCTAAAATAGAAATATTAGGCGGAGAGCCTATGTTGTATAAAAACTGGGATCAATTATTAAATATAATTCATGATGCAGGATATTCACCAAAAATTACAACTAACTTATCTATAGGTGAAAAAACTCTTAAGAGCAAGATAAAAAATTTAGTTCCTAAAAAGGTTATTCATGTAAGTTGGCATTCTCAATTTGTAAAAACAAATGAGATGTTACAAAAAATTAGAGTAATTAAAGAGTCTGGGCATCTTTCTAAGATATCACTTTTAGGTGACACAAGATATTGGGACGATATTAAAAATATTTATGATTATCTAAAAGATAAAGTGGATATAACTATTGTAGAAATACATGATGAAAAATCTAATAATTTACAACAAATAAGATCAGGATATTTGTATTACACGGAAGAACAAAAACAGTTTATGGCAAGTACTAAACACAATAATTCTGATTATGTAACTAAAGTAGTAAGAGAAAAAGATACTTTTGAACTTACTACGGGAGGCGAGTTTTTTGAGAAAAATTTGAATAATTTTAAAGGAATGAAGTGTGAAATAGGAAAAACAAGATTACAAATAAATCCTAATGGCGATGTCTTACCTAGTACTTGCTTATTAAAAAATCCACGAGCCATAATGGGTAATATATACAAAGAAAATATAAAAAAGATAAATAAGCCAATTATTTGCCCATTTAAATTTTGTGGGTGTGGACCAGATATAAGAAGTAAAAAATATGTCTAAAACTGTCTATCAGCTTGAACCTATAACAGGCGATGAATTACAAGAGTGTTTAAATAAAATCATCATCAGAAAAGAAGTTTTTGATGATGAGTACCACTGGCCTAATCTTTGTAGGTTTTTAGATGCAAATAAACATTTATTTAAAAATGATTATTTTATGAAATCTCAAACAATTAAAGAGTTTGCTGGAAGAACTATCCCTTTTAAGCTTCTTGATTCTCAAAATGAAATTAGATTTACTTTTAAATCCTACATGAATATTTGTAGGTTTTTAGGACAACAACTAATCCATGAATATACAGGTGAGCTTCATTTTCCTGATAATACAGAACTCACTCGTTGGGAAACTGGCAGGGAGATGACTGCTCATTCTGATAACTCATGGCCAGATGGAGATACTACTAATCATCCTACATCTTTTAGAACTTGGTCTGCTATTTACTATATCAATGATTTATATGAAGGTGGCGAGATCTATTTTCCAAGGTTAAACTGGTCGTATAAACCAGTAGCTAATACTCTTTTGGTATTTCCATCCAATGAGAAGTTTATTCATGGAGTAACAAAAGTAACCAAGGGTGAGAGATATACTTTTGCTATGTGGTACACTCAAGATTTTCAGTATCTTGAAATTTAGACATACGGGTGACGTGACGCTAAGGCAACTCCGTTGCCACGGCTGTGTCTCTACGAGACTCTAGCTAATAAACAGCGGTTCAAGCCTTGTTCAACAGCTATTCACCTGCGGTGCTACGTTATTCACTAGCTAACTCACATAAATTAGCATACTTTTCTACGAAAGGCAAATCAAAAAATTTTATGAATACACTTAGTTTAGTACAGCCTAATTTTCCAATGAGTTTGAATCAAGATACCTATTATTTACCTCACTCTGTAGCCTTGCTTTGGAGTTATATAAATAGCTTTGCAACGAATCAGTTCAAACTCAATAAAATGATATTTCGTAGAGAACCAATTGAACAAACAGCAGTTGCACTTGCTAAGGATACTGTTGTTGGGTTTTCTTGTTACATGTGGAATAGACGCTATAACTTAAAACTCGCTGAAAGAGTTAAACAACTTAATCCATCAGTTGTTATAGTCTTTGGTGGTCCTGAAATGGAAATTGAAAAGATTGACTTTTTTGAGAGATATCCCTTTATTGATGCACATGTCTTACAAGAAGGAGAAATAACGTTTAAAGCTATTTTAGATAATTTTTCTGATCTTTCTAATGTTTCTGGTATTATTTATAACAATAAAGGTAAGACTAAAACAGCTAGTATTGTAAATAGAATTATGAATCTAGATGAACTACCATCGCCCTACTTAGACGGAACTTATAATAAAATACTAAAAGACCACCCAGATCTTAAGTTTATCACCACACTAGAAAGTAACCGTGGTTGTCCTTATCAGTGTACGTTTTGTGATTGGGGTAGCTTAACCTATAGTAAAGTCAGAAAATTTAGCTTAGATAGAATATTCAAAGAGATTGAATGGATTTTTCAACAGCCACAAGTAGTTGGTATTGATCAAGCTGATGCAAACTTTGGTATTTTTGTTGATAGAGACTCTGCGATTGTTGATAAGTTTATTGAAGAAAAAAATAAAACAAGAAGAGATATTAGTTTTCATACTAACTTTGCAAAAAATCAAAATGTAACAGTAGTTAAGATGGTTAAAAAACTAGCAGATCAGTCGGGTGTAACTAAGCATCATACAGTAGCTCTGCAAACACTAAATGATGCAGTGCTTGACAAAATTAAACGAAAAAATCTAGCAGTAAATAAGATAAAAGAAGTATTTTCTATATGTTCACAAAATGAGTTAAATCTTATAACTGAATTAATTCTTGGCCTTCCTGATGATACTCTAGAAGAATTTAAAGAAACATTCTATAAATTATATGAAATTTCACCTGATATCGGAGTTATCATCTATAGATTATTAGGCTTAAATAACTCAGAGCTATATCTTGCTAAACAAGGAGGTGTTGAGTGGAGAACGATAAAATCTTTTGTACCAAATAATGTTGATGATGTAGAAGAAACCTTTCAATGGGTATATAGTACAGATACTATGACAAATGATGATATACTTGAAGCTTTAGTATTTGCCTCTTGGATATCTGCAATGCATAGTCAAGGATTTACTAATATAGTTTCATACTATGCTACACAAAAACAAGTATCATACAAAGAGTTTTACGAGGGATTCTTAAAAGTATGTAAGAAAACAAATTATTTTAGTAATTATTTCAAAAACTATAAAAAATGGAATAGAGAATGGTATGAAACAGGAACTTCTAGCATTGAAGAAATTAATGGAATCAAATTTTCTGCAAATAATAATATGTGGCATTTCATTTCTAAAATCCACAATGATGAAGCATATGATATTGTTTTTAAAACATTAGAGACTTATTTAAAAAAGATAGGTATCTATAATCAACAAGTTTTAGAAATACAAAGACTGATACCAATCAGATTTAATAAACAGAATGACTATCCATTAACAAAATATTATAATAATAAACAAATTAAAATATATAATTTAAACCTACCTAGCGAAGATAAAAAGAGATTTATAAACAATATATATTTCAAAAGAGAGAGTGGGTTTGCAAAAGGCAATATCGTTGGATTGGAGAATTTAGATGCTTAAAATTTTATGTTCAGCAGACTGGCACATAAATTTACATAAAAAGAAGGTTCCATATGACTGGCAGACAGCTCGTTTCCGTGAGATGTTTCGTAAGCTGATCGCACTGGAACAACGTGTGGATGTTCATGTGATTGCTGGAGACGTCTTTGATAAAAAACCAGAACCAGATGAAATCTCACTGTTTTTGAGCTATATCAATTCGGTCTCAATTCCCACATTCATCATCCCCGGCAACCATGAAGCTACTAGAAAAGGAGAATCTTTCTTTGAGCATCTTACTGAGAAAAATGCTATCAAGAATGAGAACGTGGTGGTATTTACTAGAAACGGACGTGCGACTGTCCGAGATGTATCGTTCCAGTTTTTCCCGTATGGTGAAGTTCAAACGGACAATCTACCAACACCGGTACCAGGTGATATACTCGTTACACACATTCGAGGAGAAGTGCCGCCGCATATTACTCCGGAATATGATTTCTCCCGTCTCGCACCTTGGGGCTTGTGTTTACTTGGCGATTTACACTTTAATCATCGTTATGGTGACACTAACTGTTACTATCCTGGTTCTCCATTAAATACAGCGTTTGACCGTGATGAGAAGCGAGAGTATGGAGTAGATATCTACAATTTTATCGACTCCTCAAACTACACTCGCGAGTTTTATGATCTAGAATTACCTAAGCTGCTTCGCCGTACAATTCAGGCAGGAGAGCAGATGAATTCAGATGATCGTCATCATGTGATTTATGAGGTTAAGGGTAATATTGATCAACTGTCTAAAATTGAACGATCTGACCTGTTAGACAAAAAAGTGGTGGAGAAGCCACAAGAAGATGTAACGCTTGATCTTAAAAACAAAACGATCTATGAAGAGCTAGAAATATATCTCAATCACATTAAAGTTGCAAACGTAACTACAGTTTTAGATGAGTTTAAAACCCTTGATCTTAGACTGTAATAGAACTTATTGGAAATATTCTAATGACAGTTGGTGGCGCCCTGCAGATTTTGCGTGGGGTGCAATAACTGATAACGTAACTGTGTCTGTCCCAGAGTATAAACGTAGAAGTTCTAAATTCAGATATGATCTTAGCTCACTTGCTCTTAAATTTCATTTTCATCATAGAGGTGACTATGTAATTACTATGAGCGGTGGTATTGATTCTGAAGTAACAGCTGAAACTTTCTATCATCTAGGAATTCGCTTTAGAGTATTGATTTTATCTCTATTTGGAGGCATGAATCAAGGTGATATTATTTGGGCAGTAAAGTGGTGCAAAGATCGTGATATACCTTATAAAATTATAAAACTCTCATTCGAGGAGTTTATAGAAAATACTATTCAACAAGCTATAGAGTGTGGGCAGTTTGTTCGTTCATATTCTCAAATGGCTCTAACGCACTTATTTCAATATGTTGATCCCGAAGAGATTATCATCTTCTCTGGACACAACCCAGACTTTCATGATACTATAGGAATAGGCTGGCAAGAAGACTCTCCAAACATGGTTAAGTATGCTATCAATGTGAGAAAAAGGTTTTTTACGTTTACCTCTTTAGAACCTATTTTTTGCTGGTATGCCACAAACTATGACGGAACAAAGGCTGGTAATAAAGATTCTGAGTTTATATTCACAGAATATCCAGAACTAAAACGAAGACCAAAACTTACTGGTTGGGAGTTTTCTCAACCTTACATTTCTAAGATTTTAGAAAAAATAAATGAATTTAATGGGCATATTCCGTATGAACCATTTATTACTTGGGAAAGATTTAAATGAGCCAAATCACTCTTAAAGAACTTAAATTTTCCAATATGTTTTCTTATGGAAAAGACAATGTTATAGATCTTAACAAAGCAAAGATATCCCAACTAACTGCTCCTAATGGAAGCGGTAAGTCTTCTATTGCAATGATTATTCAAGAAACACTTTTCAATAAAAACATTAAAGGAATCAAAAAAGCTGACATACTTAATCGTTGGTCAAAAGATAAGAACTGGAATTCAGAACTTACTTTTGTTGCTGATGATAAAGATTATGTAGTATCCGTGACCAGAACTGGAGCTCAAACAAAAGTAAAACTACTAGAAAACGGGAAAGATATTTCTGATCACAAAGTTTTAGATACCTATAAAATGATTTCTGAGATTATAGGACTAGACTTTGAAGTATTCTCTCAACTGACCTATCAATCTTCTACTGATTTACTAGAGTTTTTAAGAGCTACCGATGCTAACCGTAAAAAGTTTCTAATAAATCTATTCAACTTAGAAAAGTATATCGCTGTAGGAGAGACTATTAAAGCACGCTCATCTGAAGTTGATAAAGAACTAGTTGGATTGCAAGGTGAGCTTAAAACTATTGAAGATTTTATGTCTATTACTAGTATTCCTGATAAAAAATATGAAAAAGAAATTCCATTTATAGATGAAAATTTACAGCAGAAAATAGGAGTATTACAGCAAGAATTAACTAATTACGAAACAACCTGTAAGAAAATTGATAAGAATAATATGTATATCGAAGAAAGAAATGCTATTACATTTGATGCTGGATTAATAGCTCCTACAGAATTTGAATACTGGGATGAGTATCAAACTCTAAAAGAAAATCTCAATATTTATAAAAGGGACATAACAAAACTAGAAAATGATATCTCAAATATCAGAGTAAATGATACTTGTCCTTCTTGTGGTCAAACGATTGATACTTCGCATTTAGAAAGAGTAAAAGCCGATTTACAAGATCAATTAGATACTAATAAAAGTCTACAAGCCGAAGATCTTATAAAGGCTACAAAATGGTCTAATGAAATTAAAGATATAGATAATAAAAAGAGAATATATGAAACAAATAAAAGAAATATTGAAAGATTTGAACACCTAACACAGCTCATTGATAGCACTGTAGCTACTAATTACCCAAATATTGGGGATATAAAAGATCAAATCCATAAACTAAAAATAGACTTCAACTTACAAGTAGAAGCAGCAAACAAAGCACAAGAACATAACAAAGATGTTGGAATTCATAATGCCAGAGTTGATGCACTAATCGACCAAAAAAATGATTTTTCAATTAGACAAAATTCAGTAAAAGATGCTACATTAACTAAATCAAATCAGATAAATTCTTTAAATATTCTTAAAAAAGCCTTCAGTACGTCTGGTATCGTAGCGTTTAAGTTAGAGAATTTAACTAAAGAGTTGGAAAACTCTATAAATTATTACTTATCTCTTTTAAGTGATGGTCAGTTTCAAGTTGAGTTTAAACTTGATAAAGAGAAACTAAACATCTCTGTTATCAATAATGGAATCTCAACACCTATTGAAACTGTGTCTGGCGGTGAATTTAGTAGGATTCAAACATCTATTCTATTGGCTATTAGAAACTTGCTTTCAAAGCTTGGAGGCAGTAGTGTAAATCTTTTATTTTTAGATGAAATTACAGGCGTCCTAGATGACGAAGGAAAAGAAAAGCTTATAGAAGTTTTACAACATGAATCTAATCTAAATGTGTTTTTAATATCTCATGACTTTACCCACCCCTTGATAGATAAAATATCTATCGCCAAAGAAGATAATATAAGTTCTATTCAGTAAGGAAAATAAATGATTGAAGTTGTTAAACGTGATGGTTCAACAGAGCCTCTTGATATTGAAAAACTGCATAAAGTAGTATTTT